AATACAATAAGCAAGCAACTTGGCATAGTTTTGGTTGTCTTGATTCGCAGGATTAGAAACTCGCGCAATATACGCCATTGTTTGTTCTGCATCTGGAGTAATAGAAATCAGTTTTACAGTCATTTAATTCCTCAATCGGTGTATTCATCTTCATCAAACACCTCGTCATAGTCCGAGATGTGGTCTACATGTTCTTTTACTTGTTTATAAGAATCTGGATCAGAATAAATTTCTGATTTGAGTGCAGTTACAAGTGACTCCAGATTTTTTACAATAAGTTTAAGTCGTTCCTTATCCATAAGTATGAAAAGTCTCCTTCAATTCTACATAAAAAAAAGGAGGGTGTCAACCCTCCCAGAATATTAACGCATTGCCATTACAAGTTTTGCTTGATGCTTGCGTTGTTCCTTTTCTTTTTGTTGTTTAATTAAAATAAGTTGCCAGTTATTTTTTGTTTTTACTTGTGACATTAGGTTTTCTCCTTAGTGGTTTAGGTTAAAGAGCGTTCCTTCAGTCGGCGGTTGCGTCTATTTTACACTCTTTGGGTGCAATCTTTCTGATTTCCCAAATTAAATCATTGCGAATTTGTGGAGACAAATTTACCTCCATTACTCTTCCAATAACCAATTGTGCCTGAAGGCAGTTAAGTAAGAGTGTTTCCATAGATGAACGATCCGTTCCTCGTCGGCTTACTTCCGACCCTTTCGGGTTGAACGTAGAGGCATTATAACCTCATTGCGGATATTTAGTCAATCAATTTTGTAATTTATGATACAGTTTTAATCTCTTTGTCTCCAATCATCTGGTTTATCTTGTTTAAACCAATCTACAATCTCATCAATACTATCGAACCTAGATATACCCCTTCCTTCGTGACCTATGCCACCAAAGTCAAGTTGATTTAAAAAGTCATCCAAATCCCCTTCTTGCATATCTGGATTTTCTGCACGTCTTCTTGCTTGACGTAAAATTGTTGCAGCACTTCTGTTGGCTTTTGCAAGTTTCTCTGCCCAGATCATTTCACTTAATTCAACACTTTCTCCTTTGATAATCTTATCACAAATACCTTCCAATCTGAGACGATATTGTGTAGAGAGCATATGAAACTCCAGATATAGTGTTATTTATTTCTCTTCTTTCTTTCTTTTGAAGTATTCTTTATAGTATTTCTGTTTCATATTTTGAATATACTCATACTCTTCTGGTTCATCCAAGCAATCCAAGATATAAGAAACGCCCTCTAATTCTCCAATTAGACGGGCGATTGTGACTGCTTTAGTGGGATCTACGTTCCACTTAGACTTCATAATAGGCACTAATCACTTTATCATCCCAAGCAGTCGGCAATTGATGCTCTCGTGCTCTCATATGATTTAGTCCAGAAATAGGAAGACCCTCCAAGTCCTCTTCGTGTAGAATTCCATCTAACTGACGGATTTCACTAAATGTATGTGGAAACCTAAGTGCTCCACTGTGCCATCCTTCTGTTGTCCTATAAGTGCGTGACATAATGTGTGTAGCAAACACAATACTAATTATACACGATTTTTTCTTTTTTGACTATCTTTCAATATAACTTAAAGTATGACTTGTTGCATAAAGTTGTTGAATGATAATATCACAACCAATCTTTGGATTGCAATCACCGCAAGTATAAACATCACAAGCAGCTTTACCATCTTCTGGCCATGTATGGATACTTATGTGACTTTCGGATAACAAACAAAGAACTGTAACTCCTTGTGGGTCAAACTTTTTAAAGATAGTTTGACATACAGTTGCACCACTTGCATAAGCTGCATTCTCTAAAAGATCCATAAGAAAATGCTCATCGTTCAAGTGAGCGAATGAGCATCCGAATAAGTTAAGAAGATAGTGCTTCCCCATTTATACAGGATTATCCTCCTGATCCTTTAGTAAACGACTTACGATTTGTTCTCTTCCGTCCATCATGGCTATGGTGTAAATAGAAGATCTCATATACCTTTTAATTTTTTTATATTGTTTTTTCACTTCCTTAATTGCGTCAAGATTCATCTCGACGTTCATATTACCAGAAATTACTTTGGCCTCTTTTTCTTCACATCCGATGCTTGATATCCCCAAGTTTTCGGATTCACTGTTCCCTCTGTCCATTTAATACCTCTCACATCTCTGTATTTGTCCCAGTAATAATTAAAAATTTCAGCCTGGGATCCACACTGAACCACATCATATTGAATAGAATCGTCTACTCCATACGCTACCAAATAAGAATTTCTTGGTAGATCTTTATTTTTGGCAACGGATGGATCACAATCCCCATGAATAATATTCACAGACATATCACGAACGATTCCCCCACTGGATGTCAGGATAAGCCTCAGAAACAAGTTCTTTGGTGATATTATATTTAGTTTGTAATTTTTTGTCCTTTACAAGACATAACACTTCCGCCTCTCCAGGATGGAAAGATTCTAGTAGATTAATAAACATAGTTTCCTTACGGAGTCTGTTCATTGCATCATTACCACCCTTCACAAAATTATAGAATTTAGTCCATTCTTTACGAATGTTAGAGGATGGAGCAACTCGATCTGCATCTTCCTTAGGTTGAATGGGAACTTCACCTTCAGGAAGAATAGATTGAATGCTAGGATCAAAGTTCCAAATCAAAAGAGCTTTAATGAAGTTCTCATTATATTTTTGGAGAATTCCAATCTTCTTTTCTTTGGTTCTTTCTGCAACAACAGCCGCAAAGATCTCATGAACATAAGAACTTGGAGTCAATTCAATCTTCTCTACGGCTTGAGTCGTCTTAGGAGTTGTTGTCGTCTTTGCGACAGGCTTCTTAGTAGTTGTCGATGTAGATCTCCTACTACTAGTCGTCGTCTTCTTCGTAGTCGTCATAGCTATTTTCAAATCGTACTGCAATTACTTCGTCGGGAATAAGATTCCCATTGTTATCAAACATTTCTGGATGAGCAAATACTTGTTGCGGGGTGGAGAAAACTACATGTTCTTTCCATAACCAACCAACTACACCACCAACTATCAAGAACATGAATGATATTAAACAAAAGATGGCAACTAAAGGTGCTGTCATGGCCCTACCTCCGAGAGATTACTTTTTTTTGATATCTAGTGAAAAGTTTAGATAAAAGTGAATCTCTCTTCTGAAGAAAGAAACCATTTTACCAAAACTGAATTGAACCGTTTTTGGTGCCTCAGGGTCTCTCCTCCTTTTTCTTAACAATAATTCCACACCTCTATTTATGTGTAGCTCTTTTGGCTCACTCATACTTAAATTATTGAAAGTTCTTTCAGATATTGAATTGTATCTGTACAACCTCCAAGATGTTTATCATCCATCACAACTTGTGGAAATGTGGATCCCTCACCAAATTCAGAATAAAACTCTTTTTTATTAAAATGTTCATCAAGAGTATAAACAACATAGTCCTTTCCACAAAGTTCCAGGACTTTTTTTACTTTATAACAATATGGACAATCTTGTTTTGAATAAACAGTGAACTTCATTTCATTTGTTGTGTTTTGTAATATTTAGAGTTGTGATTTATAATCAATAATACACCAAAAATTGTAATGTGTCAATGTATATTACTCCGCCATAGGATGTCCATTACGCCATTTTGTTGTGTCAGGTGGATCACACTTTGCAGCCCAAGACCTCACAAGAAGTTCGGTAAACAACTCCATTTTTTCTGGATGAACTGCCGCTGGATTTTCATTAATAGCCTCTTTGAGGGCAACCAATTCTTTCCACTCCGCATCCGTAAGTTGTTCAGTCTTGGATTGCGAATAAGTCATGAAAACTCCTTTTAATTGTGTTGAAATTCTAACACCTAATTATATGACTATCTATAAACTTAATAATCTCTTCGGGATTGCGTTACAGAACTTAAATATTACCGCGATCCTGTTCTTTTTGAAGAAATTCAATATACTCTGGTTCAAAGAAACTTAAATGTCTTTGACACATAATCATACCAGTAACATTACATGCATAAAGAGTAGAATTATATTTACAAGATGTCCAAGTTAACATCAAATAATTATAGAGTTCTGGATATTCCTCTTTGTGTGGTTTTACAAGATTTACAAGATTCTCAAGCATTTCTCTAGGCATTAGCCTAGGAACTTTGTTGAACTTCGTATCTTCCATTTTCTTTAGTTCTGCATTTAAATCTAGGATGAGTGATGGGATATAGTGTGTGATTTTTAGTATAGGCAAATTGATGACCAAAAATTCTATGTTTAGACATACC